CCTCCGCGCGTTTTTTCGGCTTTTTTCGACACTGTTTTGAGGTGAGACATGGGTCGCCGTGGCAAGAAGACGATGCCCGTGCAGCTGAAGATCCTCACCGGCAACCGGTCCCGCCAGGATCTCGACAAGATCAAGGCGTGTGAGCCGCCGACCGTCGAGGGATCACTCCACGCGCCGCCGATGCTGAAGGGCGAGGCGCTCAAGATGTGGAAGGTGAAGGCACCGCAGCTGCTCGGCATGGGCCTGTTCACGGAGGACAACCGCGAGCCGCTTCAGCGCTACTGCATCACCTGGCAGCTCTACACGATGGCGCTGAAAGCCATCGAGGAGGAGGGCCTGTCGAAGGACATCCAATCCGGTCGCAAGGTAGCGATCCCCGAGGCCATGCTGATCCGTGGCTACTCGGACGACATGCTGAAGATCGAAAGGGAATTCGGTCTCACCCCATCATCGAGGGCCGCCTACGCGGTACGCAATGCCGAGGAAAAAGACCCCCTCGCCGAGTTCATCGCCGGCACGGGCTGAGGCCTGCGACGGTTACACCTACGACCAGGCCAGGGCCGACAGGGTCGTGCGGTTTCTCCAGACATTCGTCACGATGTCGAAGGGTCGCCAGTGGGCGGGCAAGCCGATGCAGCTGATGGACTGGCAGATCCACGATGTGATCGAGCCGCTCTTCGGCTGGGTCGACGACGAAGAGCTTCGCCGCTATCGGCGGGCCTACATCGAGGTGCCGAAGAAGAACGGCAAGAGCTCGCTGATGGCCGGCCTGGTTCTCTACTTCCTCCTGGCCGACGGCGAGCCAGGGGCCGAGGTATACGGCGCGGCTGTGGACCGTATCCAAGCTGGGCTGATCTACCGCGAGGTGGCGCAGAGCGTTCGCCGGTCGCCCAGGCTGTCTGCCGTGCTCGATGTCGTGGACTCCCGCAGCACGATCGTGCACAAGGCATCCGGCTCGAGGTACACCTGTCTGGCCGCCGACTCGTGGAGAGCGGAAGGCATCAATGCCAGTGCCGTGATTATCGACGAGCTTCACGCCCACAAGAAGCGGGACCTGGTCGACGCCCTGCTCTACGCCGGTGCGGCCCGCTCGCAGCCGATGACCATTGCGATCTCGACTGCCGGCCACGACCGGAACTCGATCTGCTGGCAGTGGCACACCGACACGGAGCTTGTCCAGGCGAAGCCGTCGATCAACCCGAGCTTCTACGGGAAGATCTACGCGGCCGACCCAGATGTCGACGACTTCTCGGACCCGAAGGTCTGGGCGAAGGCGAACCCGTCTCTCGGCCATACGATCGCCGAGAAGGACTTCGCATCCGACTACATCGACGCCAAGACGAACCCCTCAAAGTTCACCTCGTTCCTGCGCTACCGGTTGAACGTCTGGACCGAGGCCGACAACCGATGGTTTAATCCTGACGCCGTGGCGGCCTGCCAGGCGGCCCCTGTGGAGCCGCTGGAGGGCAAGCCGTGCTGGCTTGGTATCGACCTAGCATCCACGCTCGACGTGACATGCGCGGCGTTCGTGACCCGCTCCGAGGATCAGTCCTTCGACGTGGAGCTGCTGGCGTGGATCCCCGAGGAGACGGCCGCCGAGCGCGAGAAGCGGGACCAAGTTCCATACCTGACATGGATCCGCGAGGGCTGGCTGAAGGCCACGCAGGGGTGCCGGTGCGACTACGTCCAGGTCGCCGCCGACATCATGGAGCATGTGGGCCGCCGGCCGGTGCGTCAGGTCGGCATCGACCCGTGGCAGCACCAGGGCATATCGACGGCGCTCAAGGCCGAGGGCCTCGATATGCAAGTGGTCCCGCAAAACATTGGAACCATGACGGCCCCGTCGAAGCTCCTCGAAAGCCTGATCGCCACGAAGAAGATCCGCTTCGCTTCGCCGGTCTGGTTGTGGATGGCAAACAATGCTTGTTCGTGGACCGACTCCAACGGGAATGTGAAGTTGGATAAGGGCAAGTCGAACGAAAAGGTGGACGGAATTGCAGCTACAATCAACGCCCTGGCCCTGTCGATGGCCGACGCTTCGGTCGGTCGTGAGACCTGGGAGATGATCGAGATCTAACCTATCGAAAGGATTCGATATGCGTTTCGCCTTCGTGCTGATCCTCATGCTGATGTCGGCCCCGTGCGCTGCTGCCGAGGCTGTGCGGCCATCGTGCAACGTGCAGGAGCACGCCAGCATGCTGGCCCGAATCGGCCGCCTGGTGCACAGCAGCTGCGGGAAGATCGAAGGGATCGGTATGGGCCAGACCCGAGAGTCGGCCCGCCGCAACTGCTGCTACTACGGCACACGACCGATCCTCGAGGAGGCCGCGGCCTACAGCCCGAGCACCGGCCGGTGGTACGCCGTGATCCGCTACCGATAGGCGGCTTTACGTTCAAGCATCGAGGCGTCTGGGGTAGCGTTTGGTGCCATGATCGCACCGAACAACAGCCGAGAGCACGAGCTCCGCTATATCGCCGAGGCCGGCCCCCTGCCGCCGATCCGCTGGGTGGACGACACCGCCGACTCCGATGTCGACGTAGCCACGGCCATGCGCGTCACGGCGATCTACGCCTGCGTGCGTTTTTTGGCCGAGACCGTTGCGGCCATGCCGATGCACCTCTACCGAAAACTGCCAGATGGCGACCGCGAGCTAGCCAGCGACCACCCTCTTTATCGAACGCTGTGCGTAAAGCCGAACGCCTGGCAGTCCTACTACGAGTACATGGAGCAGCTGGTGCACCATGTGGCCCTGTGGGGCAACTCCTACAGTCTCATCGTTCCAGGCGAGCGTGGCTTCGCAACGGAGCTCCGGCCCCTGCATCCTTCGCGCATGACCGTGCAGCCTACGGCCGACGGGGACATTCAGTACCACTACTGGATGCAGAACCAGGGCGCCAGCTTCGCCCCTGCCGGCGGCGACGCGCTGATCGCTCCGATCAATCCTGCCAGCGACGTGTACCGGACGTTCACCTCGCGCGAGATCTTCCATGTCCGCGGCATGACGAACAACGGATACACCGGAATCATGCCGGCGAACCTGTGCCAGAACTCTATCGACCTGGCCAGGAAGATGGACTCGGCGGCCATCCACTACTGGGAGAATAACGCCCGCCCAAGCGTGATCCTAGAATCGACGCAGCCAATCCCCGAGGGTGCGATCGAGAAGCTGCGGTCGGCGTGGCGCAAGATGTTTGGCGGCCCCCGAAACGCCGGCGGCACCTGCGTGCTCCCGAACGGGATCACCGCGAAGATCATCGACGCGGCCAGCCGCGAGTCTGCCCAGTATATGGAGCTGCGCAACTCCATCGTGACGGAGATCGCCAGGGCATTCCGCATCGGCCCGACCATGATCGGCGACCTGTCTCACGGCACCTACTCGAACGTCGAGATGGAGTCGCTGAACGCCCAGGTGTTCACGATCACGCCCTGGCAGAGGCGCATTGAGGGCGCCGTGCAGCGGTCGATCCTCGACACGTTCGGCGGCGATCTCTACTGCAAGATCGATTCCAAGGGCATGATGCGTGGTGACTCCGCGGCCCGCAGCACGTTCTATAACACGTTGTTCCAACTTGGCGCGGTCAGCCCCAACGACGTGCGACGCCTGGAAGACATGGACCCCATCGAGGACGAGGCGGCCGACCAGTATTTCGTGCAGCTGAACATGGCCCCGCTCTCGAAGCCCGAGCCGGTGGCCGAGGCTGGGACGGACCAGGACGGCGTGCCCGCGGCCACGGCCGAGAGCCTCAACGGTGCCCAGGTCTCGTCGATGATCGAGATCCTAACCAGCGTTTCGGCCGGCTTGCTCACGCCCGAGGGTGCCGTCGCTCTGATCGGCTCGGCGTTCCCGCAGATGCCAGCCGACCAGGTCCGTGCCATCGTAGCCGGCGTGGTGGTCGGCGCTGCTACCCCGCCGCCTGTTGAACCAGTAGCCACCGGAGATGCCAGCAATGGAAATTGAGCGCCGCTTCGTGCCGTTCACCGGCAGCCCAGAGGGCATCCGCATCGAGCATCGGGATGGCAAGCCTCCAGTTTTCAGCGGGTACGCCGCTCGCTTCAACTCCTTGAGCGAGAACCTGGGCGGGTTTCGTGAGATGCTCGCCCCTGGCTGCTTCGACAACGCGCTGACCCGAGCGGGACTTGGTGCCGGCGGCGGCGTGCTGGCGCTGTTCAACCACTCAAACGACTACGTCCTGGGCCGCTCGACCAGCGGCACGCTGCGGCTCGGCAGCGACGACCAGGGCCTGCACTTCGAGATCGACCCTCCCGACACGCAGCTGGGCCGCGATCTCCAGGTTCTCGTGCAGCGCGGCGATATCAGCGGGGCCAGCTTCGCCTTCACCGTGGATCCCAAAGGCGAGAGCTACCACAAGGATTCCGACGGGAACAACGTCAGGACCGTGAGCCAGGTCAGCGGGCTTTACGATGTCTCAATCGTAAGCGTTCCAGCCTATAGCGCGTCGAGCGTTTCGATGCGGTCCTTCCAGGCCTGGGAGCGGGAGCACCGTCCGGCCGTCATTAACATCGGCCACCGTGCACGTCTCGCGATGGCCGCCGCCGCAGCTGCGAGGCTTCGAGGGTATGGCCGCTCCCACTGAATGCCGCTGTGGATGCCGGATGCGGGTGGAGTGCTCCCGTCGCGCGGGAGACCGCCAGGTGCAGTACCTGCGCTGCCAATCCTGCGGCCACCGTCAGAGCCGTGTCGTGAGCGCTGACGCCGTCTGGCGACGTTCAAGCACGGCGCCGCCTCGGGTTCAATGACCGGCTCAATCCTGGAGCGAGCACATGCAGATCGTGACGGTGCAGAACGCAATCCTACTGATCGGCGTTCTTCTGCTGGCGTCTCCGTTCGTCATGAAGACGTTATCGCTTTGGCTGTCGTCGATCCTGTGGAAGAGGAACCTTCAGCAATCCAG